GATCAGGTTCTTTTGTAAGAAATAATAATGTTGCTTTACAAGTTAATCGTCTTACTGGGGACGGAAGCTTAATGGAGTTTAGAAAGGACTCTAGCTTGGTAGGCATTATTGGTACTGGTAATAGTGGCAATCTCTTTATAGGTTCTGGTGATGCAGGTATTAATTTTAATAAAGATGTCAACTCTGTTTATCCAATTAATGCAGAAACTGGTGGAGCCACCACACTAGATTTAGGTTTATCTGCTTATCGCTTTAAAGACGCTCATTTCAGTGGGACGGTGAATTCAGTAAATGTAAATGTTGGTGGCGGTACTGTAGCTGATCCAACATTAACTATTGATTCAGCGGCATCAGGCGATCCACGTTTAGTATTTGATACAAGTCAAGTCAATAGAACAGCAATAATACAATTTAAGGATCAAGGCTCACTTGCGGGCGGTTTTATTAATTACAAGCATCAGTATGACAGGCTTGATTTTGGAGCGCAGTCGTCAACTGATTTTCAACTGAGTGTTGTAAATTCTGGCGTAATGATTGGCGCAACCACACCCTATAGAAACCTTTTAGTAGCATTTACAAGCACAGACACAAACACAAGTTCAACATCTTCGGGTTTTGGAAATACCTCTAATGTTGGTACTGGTTTAATGATTAATAATACCAGTACGACTAACAACACTTATGCACCGTTAGACTTTAAATGTGGCACTAACAATGTTTACGGAAGAATCGCGTACAAAGCCACAGATATGAGTGATGAATTTGGTCAGTTTGAGTTTATCACAATGGACGATGGTTCTGCTGTAAATGCTTTAACGATTGCTTCAGGTGGTAACGGTACATTCGCAGGATCATGTACAGCAACATCGTTTCCAACATCCTCAGATGCTCGTCTTAAAGACAACATAGAGCCTGCAAGAGACTCTGGCGACATTATAGATAAAATTAAGGTACGCCAGTTTGATTGGAAGAAGACAGGTAAGCATCAAGATTACGGCATGATAGCTCAAGAGCTTATCTTAGAAGTACCTGATGCAGTATCAACACCAACCGAAGATCACGAGATGATGGGCATAGATTATTCTAAGCTCGTCCCTTTGATGATGAAAGAAATACAAAACCTTAGAAAAGAAATTAAATCACTTAAAGAAAAGGAGTAAGACATGGCGGCAACGTGGAAAATTGTAGAACTAGAGCGAAATACTAAAGCTCCAAACAAAGATGGAATTATTGTAGCGCACTGGCGTTGTGAAGATTCTGAAACAGTAGGCTCTGGTGAGTCTGAGGTAACACATTATGGGTCTGCATACGGGACATGCAGCTGGCAACCAGACTCATCAAAAGAAGGCTATATCAAATATGCTGACTTAACTGAAGCAGATGTTATTGGTTGGTTACACGCATCTGAGGACGTTGATAAAGACGCTATTGAAGCAAGTGTAGCGGCTCAAATTGCTGAGTCTAAAGCACCTAAAGTTACGATGGGAGTGCCTTGGAGCTAACTTATGTCAGTTATTCAAAGTTTAATAACACCTGTTTCTGATTTACTTGGGAAGGTTATTCCTGACGCAGATGAAAGGAATAGGTTGGCTCACGAGATAGCAACCATGTCCGAAAAAGCAGCGAATGAGAATGCGTTGCAACAGATAGAGCTTAATAAACTTGATGCAAAAGGTAATTGGTTTCAAAGTTCTTGGCGACCTTTAGCTGGTTATGTTTCGGTAATAGCAATGGGTTGGCATTTTGTTGGTCAACCAGTAGCAACATTTATTATTGCGGCAGCTGGTTTTGATTTACCAGAATTGCCATCTTTTGATATGGATACACTTATGACGGTTTTACTCGGAATGCTTGGAATGGGCGGGTTGAGATCGTGGGACAAGAGGAATGGTACAGCGAAATGACAGGATTTAGTTTGCAAACTTTTGGCGGCAAAGCACCTAAGATTTATTCTAGGTTGTTACCGAATGATATGGCTACGGTAGCGACAAATGTGAGATTAGATACAGGCAGACTTGAACCGTGGAAAGGGAATGCATCATCTAGCATAAACGCTACCAGTCCAACTAATTTTACACAAATAGGTGTTAAAACAATATTTAAACATAGCAGTAATATATGGATTGCAGTCGATAAAGTTGTTGACATACTTGAAAGTCCTATTGCAGAAGATCCACATAATAGAATTTATTATTCTGGATTTGACATAGGTGGATTTTCTCATCCACTTATGCAAATAGCAGATCAAGTGGATGACAATATATTTTTTAGATTAGGAATACCGTTGGCTCCTAATCTAGCAACAACCCCAACATTGACTCCAACTTCATCGTCTGTATCGGCAACTGAAACACCATCCGCAAGAAGCTACATATATACCTTTGTTAGCGCTTTCGGTGAAGAAGGTCAGCCTAGTACAGCGCAAACAAGCCAAATATTGAGTGTATTTTCTGACCAAACAGTAACTATTACGTTTCCTGTAGCGCCATCTGGTCAGCACAATTTAGCAAAAAGAAGATTATATAGAACTGATGCTGATGGAACTTTTAGACAGGTGGCAGATATTGATATTCCTTCTGATGAATCATCAAGCAATCTAACAACCTTTGTTGATAATAAAACTGATGCTGAGTTAGGTGAGCCAAACGAAACTGCTGATTTTGATCCACCACCTGACAGTGATGCAACTGCACATCCAGAAGGTCATATGGAAGGATTAAAATCTATGAACAATGGCGTGTTTGCTGGATTTGCTGGAAAAACAGTTTTATTTTCAGTTCCTTTTCAACCTCATGCGTTTCCTAAAAAGTTTCAACTAACAGTTCAATCTCCTGTAGTTGGTTTAGCTCCACTATCAAATGGTCTTATGGTTTTAACAAAAGGGAAGCCTGTCCTAGTTCAAGGGACAGATCCAGCGTCAATGGCAATGGTAGAAATAGATTCTGCTCAAAGTTGTGTATCACGAAGAAGCATCGTTGATATGGGTGATTTCAGTGTTTATGCAAGTCCTGATGGATTAGTTTTAGCGAGTGAGTCTGGTGTTGAATTAATAACTGAACAAATATTCACAAGGGATCATTGGCAAGCATTCAATCCATCTTCTATACATGCATATTATTGGGAAGGTCATTATATTGGGTTTTATAAAATATCTAACACTGAAAAAGGTGGCTTTGTTTTTGATCCAAGAGGAGGTAAAAACTCATTTGTTGATTTAAGTTTTTATGCTGATGCTGGTTTTTCAGATTTGGAAAATGATGAATTATATTTAGTAGTAAATAATAATTTTGTTGAGTTTGCATCAGGATCAAATTTATCTTATACATGGAAATCAAAAGAGTTTTATAACGCAAGACCAATCAATCCAGCTGTAGCGCAAGTTGAATGTGATAGTTATTCTCCTTCAGTAACATTCAAATTATTTGCCGATAATTCATTAAAGCATACACAAACCGTTACAAGTGCTGACCCATTTAAACTACCCTCAGGATATAAAGAGAACGCTTTTCATGTAGAAGTTACAGGCAGTGTTCCAATCAATCAAATAAAGGTATTTGAAAGTTCTGAGGAAATAGGTAATGGCTAGATTTATAAGTAGTCCTGTACCTATTAAATGGTCAGATCAAGAAAAAAGATTTGGATTTGCTATTAAAGAAAGCGTTGATGTTTTATCAGGATTACGAGGTGATCCTTTAGATAAAGCAATTACTGCTAGAGAGCTTATTAATTATGGGGTTATAAGGCTCAAAGAGGGGCAGCTAACTTATAATTTAACAACGGGCGCAAGGCAAGGAAGGGTAGAGGCTAGAACACTAAGGCTTGATGATAGTTCGTTAGAATCTAATATTAATAATGAACTGACCCTCGCTGCAAATGCAGTAGGAGAGCAGTTATTAGTTTTTATTGAAAACACTCAAGCAGTAACACAACAAACTGCATTAAGTAGTGTGTTTGAACAATCTGAGCCTCCTTTTAAAGCAACTGCGGCAGAAATAGGTGAGTCAAGTGCGGTAACTTTGCCCGTGATTATGGGTCAGTTAAATAATATAGAAATACTTAGTACTCAAATAAAAGACGATGGTAATTATTTATTTGATTTTGGTGCAGTTGTTTCAGGCAATGCAACCAATACAACTCAAGGAGGATCATACGTTGCTCTTGGAGTTGAGAGAAAAGTAGCGGGTGCAGCATCATCCACCTACGCAGACTTTCAATCGCAAAAATCAGATGAAGTTACAAATGGGGTAAATATTTTAGGTCAGAGAGTAGGCATCGTTAATGTTCCTTTGGCTAAAGGATTTGATTATAGATTTAAAATTTATGTGTACTTGAGAGGTGCTGGAAGTTCAGGTGCTGTTTACAACACATTTATAAGAGGGTTTAGGTTAAACACACGATCATAATGGCTACTATATATAATAAATATACTGGAGAAATAGTTCTTAATATTAGCTACGCAGATGAGGCTGTGCGTAGAATGTTAAATGATGATCAAGATTTTTTGCGGGAAAATATAAATGGCTCCCTCTATAAAATAACCGATGGTAAGCCAGTTAGAAAAGAAGTACCTCCAATCAATCATTATAAATTTGCTCAAGAGTGCAGATTACCTAAACTCATAGAGAGTGATTGGACTCAAATGCCTGACAATAATTTAGATGATGATAAAAGAGATCAATGGAAAGAATATAGACAACAATTAAGAGATTTTCCTGATCTAGTCTTAGCGACATCTGATGCTAGAACAGAACAAAAAATAATGGATTTACTTCCTAATGAACCTGAATAGTAAATATGAAACAAAAAAAACTACAGACAAAAAGTAAATATGATGAATTTGATATGGATAATGATGGTGTTGTCACTGATAAGGAGATAGCACAACATCAGGAAATGATGAATCAACAGCTATTAGAGGAAAAGTCAGACACGCAAAGGAGGATGGCTTGGGTAGCAATGATATCAATGTGCGTATTCGCATTGATACCGTTATTACCTTTTATACCAACTGATAGATTATCAACATTGGCATCATTGTCTGATATGCTTTTTTTATCGCAAGCCAGTATTGTTGGACTTTATTTTGGAGCACAGGCATATATGGCTAAACGGTAGATTGAAACGTAAAATTACTGTATATTATTAACAACTTATCAATGCATGGAATCGCCTAGATATGAAGGGTGTTTCGTGTGTCAAGAAAACCTAGACCTGAAGACTTTGAACAGATTCATGCTCTAGGACAATGGATGCAAGAAAACAGTCATTTCGCAAACAATGGATGGTGTTCGCGAAAAGTTTATAGGATTGTTTCTGCATCTCAAGATTCCGACTCAAACATCTTTCTCAGAGTAGTTGAGAGAAATAATAAGATTATTGGTTTTATGGTCGGATCTGTAAGCGAATATTTCTTTTCCGACAAACTAATTGCTCAAGATATGGTTCTTGTTTTTCATCCAAATGAAAGAGAAAACATATTGAGGCATATCATAAAGCTAATAAAAGACTTTGAAGCATGGGCTAAAGAAAAAGGTGCTGTCGAAGTAGCGATTGGAATTACAAGTGGGATAGCGGGTGAAGGATATCCCAAGTTATTAAACAGACTTGGCTATGATCAAGTCGGAATACTGACCAAGAAAGAGGTATAACAATGTGTTTTGGTGGTGGCGGTAGCGAACCTAAAGAGTTAGAGAGCAAAAGAGCTATAGCAGAGCAAGCGGCTATACAACTTAAAAACTTTGGAGAAGTATTTGTTCCTCTTGAGAATCAATTCATTGGTGATCAGCTGCGAAGATTTGAACAGCCAGCTTTTGATAGAGCAATGGGAACAGCAGCAACGACTGCTCAAGCAGCCTATGACGAAGGATTTATGCAGTTAAATCCCGCAATGTTTGGTAGAGGTATCGACCCTTCATCTCAAGCGTTTATTGATTCTTCTGACAGTCTTAGAAAAGCACAAGCAAGAGGTGTTGGATTGACTGCCGCAGATGCTGGATTAGCAAATACAGACGCAGCATTTAGAGGTCTTACGAATGTAATAAATATGGGTCAAGGCATTCAGCAGAATGCAATGGAAGGAAATATTGATCGGTTAAATACTTCTTCAGAATTAGCAAGACAAACAGCGGAGAGAGATTTTGCAAGAAGTTCTGCGTTGAGTGGAATATTTGGAACAGCCGCTGGAATGGCTTCCTCTTACGGTCTTAATAGGATGGGTTAAAGGAGAATATATATGTGTTCAGGCGGTGCAGAAAATCCATATGAGAGAATTTTTTCTCAATTAAACACTGGAGTTCAAAATCAAGTTGGTCAAGTTTTTGATCCTTCTTTTAACCCATATTCGGATATTAATCCAAATATTCCAAGAGGTAGAGGTGCTGGCAAAAGACCAGCTGACGATCTATTTGCTCAGTTAATACGAGCACAAACAAGAGATTACATGACTAGATTTGCACCAATCGAAAGAGATTTAGCAAGTCGAGTTACAGCGACAGGAACAACTAGTTTGCCAGATGACCTTATGAGAACTGGCGAAGCAATCACAACTGCCGCACAAAATGCTGCGGGACAACAAAGAAGAAGTTTAGAAAGATTTGGGTTGAGTTCTGATTCAAATATTGGTCAGGACAATACTTATATTAGCTCTTTAGTTGGTGGCTTCAATGACACGATAAGAAGAGATGAAGATAGAAGACAGGGAATTATTGGCGGTGGAATAGGAAATATATCATCAACTGCTAGAGCTAGAACTAGAGGTGGAGGCGGTTACTAATATGACGTTAATTGCATTAGGAAGAAAAAAGTTAGAAGACGCAAACCGAGGTTTCGGTATTGTCGCTAAAACTGAAGCTCAAGAAGAAATGGAGCGAATGGCTTTAGAAGGACAGAGACAGCAAATGCAAGCGTCAACTATGGGAATGACAGCGGGTATCGGTGGGCAAGTGGGCGTAGGTCGAGCATTAGATGCAGTTGATAAATCCACCTCTGCATTAAATACCATTAATCAAGGTATTGAAGGAATAGGTAAGGCGGGGATGCAAGGTGACAAACTCACCTTTTTCAAAACAGGAGGAACTACAGATGCTGTAGTGGGCGATGCGGCTAAATCGGCAATTAAAGATGCATTTGTCGAAAAAGCTGCAACTGATAAAGCAGCTGAGGTTGCATTATCAGAGGGGCTTGGTCTTGCTGAAGCAACTGCCGCAGTAGATGCCGCTGGAGCCGCAGCAGCCGCTGAAGGAGCGGTTGCAGTTGAGGGTGCGACAGCTGCCGCAGCTGGTTCTAGTCCACTTGCACAATTAGCAACGGTAGGTGCGCCAGTAGCAATAGCTTTAGGTATTGGCTATGTGCTTTCTAAATTATTTGATTGAGGTGATTTATGGTTACGGGATTTGCTGAAGGGTTTCGATCTGGCTATGGAATGGTTGAGGATACGATCGAGCGTAGACAACAACGAAAAAATAGAGATGAAGATATTGCTAGATCATTAAGATTGCGTGAAGAGGATCTTGCAAGAGAAGAAAGAATAAGAGGGGAGGATCAAGCACGAGAAGATAAAATTAGAAAGGAGGATCGAGAGCTTGCCGAAACAATCCGAAGGGATGAATTAGAGAGACAAAAAAAATTAGATAAATCAAGAATTGATGCAGATAACGCGACAAGGCTAGCCAATGAACAAAAACTAGCCATGCTTAAGGATCAAGAAAGCAGAGAAAAAAAAGACGCTCTAAAAGCTGCTGAACTTAAAGCCGCAGCGTTAGCTGGTCAAAAACTATTAAATTATCAAAATGTTCCAAGAAACTTTACCCAAGATGAGTTAGACACTATTCAGGGTCATTTTAATCTTATTGCTGGGACTGCTTTAGATATGACTGATGGTTTGAATTTATTTACACCAGAATTAAGTGACCAAATACAAGCCGATTTACAAAAAATTGCGTCTGGTGAAGACTTATCAAATATCGATTCTATTATTGGTGGTTTGAATTTAGTTCTTAGAGATAATAATAGGCGATTAATTGGACAGACAGTAACTCCTGATGCATTTCCTAATGCACCAAAAGAACTACAAACAGGTGAATATACACTAGTAGAAACTGAGGTATACGATGTTAAAGGTAGAGTTGATGATAACGGTGATCAATTTCTTGATGCTGAAGTTCTTGTGACGGTCAGAGATAGGGATGGAAACTTGCAAAATTATCTTGCTCCCATGACAGAGGGTAGGCAAGGCACTGGAGCGCAATACAGTTTTAAAGTGAATGAAATTACCACTGCGTTTGCGGCAAAACAAATTTATAATCAGGAAGTATTACAAAACAGGGATAAAATTCTTGATCTTATAGCTGCTTTTAATTTTAAAAATGAAGAAGGAGATTATGATCGTCAAGCATATTTGAAAGCATTTAGAGAAGAAGAAAAGTCTTTCAATGATAATTTAGATGCAAATAGAAGCTCTACCATTGTTCAAGGGGGCAGAACAACTTATGGTGATTTAGCTACAAACAAGCGTCTTAGAGATGATTTTATCAAACAACAAATATTGCTTGGTGGGGAAACTCAAGGTAGAAGGCTGCCTGAAACACGAGCACAAATATCATCGATAAGAAATACACCTCAAGTTCAAGCAATAAATAATCAGCTACGATCTGATGGAAAGGAAGTTCTCTCTGATAGAGAAATTTTAAGACTGACTCTTTTGCTAAGTGATGATAACGGCAAGTTGGTTATGGATAGAAACTCTGCTGAAACTTACAAACAAATTCTGAGGGATAAGTTAGGGACTCCTATTGGTGTTAATACAAGCGCACGAAGACCTACTGGTGGAGTAGGAACCTTACCAACTGCTTCTTCTCGAAGAGATAGAAAATCGTTTAGTCTCAACAAATATTTATTTGACTAAGGATAATTAATGTTATCTTCTGGCAATATTAATGACTACAATTTTGGTCAACGTACAGGCTTACGAAAAGCATCAAGGCGCTCTGATAGCGTAAGCGCTTTAGGTGAGCTTGGCAAAGGTTTTGGCGCTGGCGTAGATCAGCTACAAGCCCTTGGTGGTGGTGCATATGCTTTGCTTGGAGATATTCTTGGAAGCGAACAAATGTTCCAAGATGGTATTGATTTCTATCAAGAACAAATGGAAGAAGCAGCTGAAGCTGAAATAGGAAGAGTTGAAGATGTTGAAGGTTTTGGTGATGCAGTTTTATATGGCTCTTATTTAGTTGGTAATGTTGTACCAACTCTTTTAGGAGGTCTTGGAACTGGTGCTGTAGCGGGTCAGTTAGCAAAAGTTGCTGTTAAAAAGAAAGTTAAAGATAGAGTTGATCAAGCGGCAAAAGAGCAAGTTCAAAAGGTTGTAAAAGAAAAATCTCTTAAAGGGAAGGCAAAACAATATGGCTCTAATGCACTTAAAAAGTTAAGAGATAATCCTGTTAGATCCGCACAAGCAGCTGGTGCTTTTACTTATAGTGCCGCATTAAATGCTGGAGAGTCTACTGCAAATTTATATGAAGAAGCTGATGAGAGAGATCCTGTATTATCTCTTGCAGTTGGAGTGTCAGCGGGTGCTTTAGATGCATTTGTTCCAATTAATGCATTAAAAAGATTGCTACCATCTAAGCAGTTCAAAGAAGCAAAAGATCAGATATCTGATCAAATAATGACAAACCAAAAACCTATTAGGAGAGTACTTTCTCAAATGGGTAAATTGGGAGCCGCTGAAGGTGTTACTGAAGCAGTTCAAGAAATCATACAACAATCAGCGGTTGAATATGTTGTAGGAAAAAAAGACCCAACTCTTCAAAAAGATTTTCTTGAAAGATTATTTGACGAGGAAAATAGATCAGTTTATCTCAATGCAGCGATAGCTGGTGCTGTAGGTGGTGGTATTGTGGGTATTCCCACAGGTATTGTTGGTGATCCCACACCTACAAGAACATTAGACGAGGCAACACAAGCAGAACAAGACACTCAGGAACAGCCCACGCCTGAAGAAACTGAACCCGATGATCCTGAAGTAACAAGGGCTAGAAACAGACAAGAAGCCGCTAGAAGAAGTGTTCAGGCAGAACTTGGTGAAGATTTTTCTCCAAGAGATGAAAGACTAACTCCTGAGCAGAGAGCAGAAAATGCTTCAGAAAGAAGGCGACAAGCCAGAGATAGAGCTATTGAGCAAGTTACTTCTGAACAAATGGAGATAGATCCAGTTCTTTCTAAAATACAGGAATTATCTCCTGAGGAAAGACGGATAGCCGCAAGAGAAAATGCAAGAAAACTTCTCGACAGAACAACTGAATACAGAATTACAGCACAGAATATTATCGAAGATGAATTTGCTAACCATATTGCAGAGCTTGAAAGGCAAAGAGGGGGCGTAAGGGATTTAGTTGTAGCTGAACAAACGCCTCAGAATGTAAGGGAATCTGTTGTAGCGCCTAAAATAACTAGGCAACAACAAGAAAACTTACAACAAGATTTAAACAAAGTTATCGAGCAAGCGAGAGAGGCTGGTCTAAATATTGAAATGCTCTCTGATGCTAATTTTGCTATTCAAGATCAACTTGCAACAAGGGTTGCTGAATTGGATAGAAGTGGTGGAGAGGTTGCGGTCGCTACTCAGGTAGTTGAGCAAGACATTGACAGAAGACAATCCGAAATCGATAGAGAAATACAAGAAAGACGAATCACTAGGGATGCTTCTGCTCTGACAGGCGAAACGATTGAGGCTGTAAATATTTCTGAAAGAAGCCTTTTGTCTTTGCCTCTTGAAATGCAACAACTTCTTGTTCAGTCAGCTATTGATAGAGGTGTTGAAGTTCCCGTTTTTGTTTCCGAGAGTGATATTGAAAATGCAGCGATTCTTTTGCCTCCACCAAGTAGAGATGAAATTGTAAATGAAGTTAGAAAATCTTTAATTCTACAGAGTGATAAAAGAACTGATCTTGCAAACATAGAAAAATTTTTCAATCGGGAAGTAACAAAAACCCCCACCGCTGAAGATACTATTTTCTTAGATGAAGCTATTAATAAAATCATTACCCAAGATGGTGCTGATTATAACGATGCTGTAACAAGAGCAATGTTAGACCTCAATAAAGCGGGTGTTGAAAACGTACTAGATCCCGCACGAATAAGCGTTCCATCTATTCAGAGAATGATGAGATCAGGAGAGAGGGGATATACAAAAGCGGATGGATCATACGATCCTGAAACTGACGTTGTAAGAATAAGTCCTGAGTTAATTGAAGAGTCACTCAGAAATCCAAAAGCAGAGAAGTACCTCAGATTTGTTTTGGCTCACGAATTAGGACACCAATTTGATATTAAAAATAACATATCTATTAACACGCCTGAGTTTGTTGTATCAGCAGTTGAAGCAGATAATGGACAGTTAACATTAGATTCTGGGGCAGCTATTGAAGAGATACTTGGTGAGTATCAATCTGGTAGTGAGTTCGGACAATTATTTGTGCATCCCATGAGACAAATGTATAACGTATTTAAGAAGGCTTCTGCTGATGGAAACTTAGATTCTGTAATGCAGTTATACAGGAAAGAAATATTTGCTCAAGCGTATGCAATATACTATTCTGACAAAGAAGCATTCAAAGCTAATTTACCAATAACATATGAGGCTTTAACAAGGGAGTTTAGAAACAATGGTAATGGAAATCAAACCACCGACAGACTCGAAGAACGTAACGGAATACTTAGACCGATTCGGACATCTTCCCGCAATGGAGGCGTTGAAGTGGATGACACCACAGCAACTGGAGAAGATCGCGGGAGAGGCGTTGAAGGAGAACAAACCGATCAAGGAGTGGGCAGAGAGGGCGAACAAGAAGATGGGTTCGGTACTGGACGAGGCGTATTAGACGATGATGATGTCTTTGATTTACCTACGAGAACAGCCCAAGAAATAGAAAGAGATGATGAGTTAATCGACTCTGTTCGTGAGTCTACAACTCGATTTGAAGCAACAAAATCTAAAGCCAGAACAACTTTTAAAAAATATTTAGAACCCAAAGGATTACTTCCTGAAACTGCTTTTGATGCAATGATCGAAAGAGATGGTCTTGTTGGCGCATCTGAAATAGAAGTCAGACAGCTGTTAGGCAATTACAGAAACGCTGTCAAAGAAACATTAGGAAGAAATCCTACCGAGCAAGATAAACAAACTCTTCAAAACATTTTATCAGGTAGTTTATCTGACGTTGAAAATGCAGTTATTCCTGAAAGCATAAAAGCCCCTTTGAGGGCTATGAGGGTTTACCTTGATAACTATTCTGTCAAATATGCAACTGCTATTGCAAAAGATGCAGAGGCACTTGCGTTACAAGGAAAAGAAGGTCAAGCAGCGGCAAAAATTGATTTATTAAATGTCATCATGGATAGAATCGGTTCCTATGTGAATAGATCATATCGCGCTTTTGATGACAAAAACTGGTTTAAAAAAGTCCCTGAGGAAGTTCTTGTAACAGCAAGAAACTATTTAGAAGCACAAGGCAATACAAATCCCAATCAAGTGATCAATACAATCCTAAAAGAAGGGACAGCCTATCAAGACTTGCCAACGCTGATAAGAGAAACAAAACTTGGAGCAAAAGACTTATCAAATCTGATGAGAAGAAAAGATATTGCTCCTGAGATAAGGGCGTTGTTAGGTGAATACACTGATCCAGAAGTTAACTTTGCTAGATCAGCTACAAAGATGAGTCGATATATCTTTAACACTTATTTCTTAGAAAAAGTATTAGAACAAGGTGAAGGAGTATTTTTATTTAAACAAGAGGATGCACCACCAGATCATTTTGTAAAAATAGCAAATGATAATTCATCTGTTTTGGCTCCTTTAAATGGGTACTACACAACTCCAGAAGTTAACCAAGCGTTTATCGATGCTGTAGATCCCTCATCTCCAACTGGTTTGTATGGATCAATCATTAGATTAAATGCTTTTGTTAAGTTTGGTAAAACAGTTATTGCGCCTACAACAATAGCAAGAAACTTTATGTCGGCAGCATTGTTCACTGTAGCCAACGGACACTTTAATTGGGCTAAAACAAGCAAAGCATTTCAGGCTAGGAAGGCATACTTCAACAACTTAACTGACACAGAAATGGCTGATTATCTCAAAGAGATTAAAAAGCTAGGAGTTAACTATGATTCAGCGGTTGCTGGTGAGCTTATAGATACACTGAAAGATTCAAGTTTTGGTGGAGATATTATTTTTGATGAAGAGGGTGCATCGAGAGGAGAAAAGTTAAGAAGAAAAGTATCTCAAACAGGTGAATTCTTTACTAAGTTTTATCAATATGGTGATGATTTCTGGAAGATTGTCGGCTTTGAAAATGAAGTTGATATTCTTATGAATGCTAAAGGTATTACAAGAGAAGAAGCAATGCCATTAGCCGCACAAAGAATAAGAGATACGTATCCTACTTACTCTCTTGTTGGTGCTGGAATTAAATGGTTAAGAAGATTCCCTTTAATCGGTACATTTGTTTCATTCCCTTACGAAATAATCCGAAACAAAATAAACATGATCAAATATCTTCTAAAAGATATGAAAGATCCAGATTTAAAGAAAACAGTTCCAAGAAGAATTGTTGGTTTGACCATTGCAAATGCTGGAGCATATGGTCTGGTACAGACGGTTGCTGGAATGCTTGATGTTTCAGAAGATGAAGAAGAAGCAATTCGGTTGATGGCTCCACCTTGGTCACAAAACTCAAATTTATTAGTAACGAGTAGAGAGCCTGATGGAAAAATAAATTACATGGATCTATCTCATATGGATCCGTATGCTCAATTTAAAAAACCTATTAATGCAATACTAAGAGATCGACCAATAGAAGATGGAATATATGATGGAGTATGGGAATTTTTCAAACCGTTTTTAGGTTGGGATATATCTACTCAAACTATTTTAGAAGCCATTTCAAATCAAAAAGAGTCAGGTGGAAAAATTTATAATGAGTCAGATACTCTACTAAATAGATCGACAGACCTTTATAAACATTTTGAAAGAGGTATGGCTCCCGCTGTTTTACAAAATTTAAGGAGAACGGCTTCAGCATTGAATGGTGAGATCAGTAAGTCTGGTAGAAAATTTTCTGTAGAAGATGAAGTATTAGCTATTCTAGGATTAAGAACGACTCTATTTGATCCTAAGACTGCGTTGTACTTTAAGGCATACGAATTTAATGAAAGTAAAAGAGAGTCTGTATCGCTTCTTACAAACGTCCTACGCGATCCTAATGATGTATCTGAGGGAGACATAAGGACAGCCTTTAAAAACTCGTCACGAGCCAGAAAAGAGGCTTTTGAGCGCATGTCAAAGCTAGTTCAGGCTGGATTAAAAGCGGGGCTAACAAAGACACAAACAATGATGATTTTACGAGCCAACAATGTAACTAAAGCTGATGCGAAAGCACTAGTAGAAGGGGGTATGACGGCTTGGGAAATGTCAGATAGCAGTATCAAAAATACAGTTAAAAAATCTGATGTTTTATTTGGTGATAAAAAAACCAAACAGTTCAAGGAACGATTCAAATTAGTTAATGAACTTTTGGAGCAAGAGATATGAGCGAGGTAAAAATACCATCGTGGATGTTGCCCGTCTTTGCTGGAGTTGTACCAGCGGCAATCGCCTTTGGCAGCATGCAAGCTATGAGTCAGGCAACTGATGAGGAACTAAAAAGAGTTACGGTTGTTGTAGAAAAGGTAGCTGAGGAAACAGATGACAACACCAAAAAGACAGCCCTTAATGAGCAAGCCATTCAACAGATAGCAGATGGTCTATCAAGACAAGTAGAAATATCACAAGCCACGGATGAGAAACTAGGTACTCTTATTGAGTTGATGCTTAAAGAAAGACGATGAAAATGGTATTTGCCCTTTTGTTTTTAGTGAATGGTGAAATAGCGGAGGACAGAACACTTTATTATTGGAAAAAATCACATTGTATTTATATGTGTCAAGAACTATCAAGACCAAGCATAAACTACGAACCAGTTGAATGTGTGTGTCAAGTTCAATGGGTAGATGAAACAGACAAAGATATAAAGTGAAACAGTTGGTATTTGCATTAATGTTAGAAACATTGAGTGAAAAAGGTCTTGTTACAGAAGAAGAAGAATATGGTGTGTGGGCGGACTTAAATAAGTGTATTTATTTTGCTAGAAGTCTTAGTTTGCAAGGCATTCAAGGAGAAGGACACATTACATTTAGAGAAGCATTTCCTATACCAGTTAGAGCTTATTGTAAGCCTAAGTATGTTAACCCCAATGAAACTGTGATATTTGATTAATGTCTTGGCTTGAGAATTACAACGGAGAGGGTGCTAGATGGTGGCACGTTATATTGTTATTCCTTTTTTGGGGAGGTCTTTTTGCATACATATATTTTTTTGGTGGTGATTCAACGGAGATAATAAATGAAGATATTTAGAAATTTAGTAAACTTTTTTACTTCATCTGAGGATGTGGTAGTAAGAAACAGAAATTCAAAGGGTCAATTTGTTGCTGATGACAAGTCCACACCTAATAAAAATGAAGCCTATAAAACAGTAAGAAGAAAGAAAACAAAGAAATAGAAAATGATGGTATTTGAACCTTGCGGGACTTTTGCGGGACTTTTAGACTACCTATGACAACCTATGACAACTCAACTTCGCTACAAGTACCTAGAATGCTGTGTTTCAGAGGGTCTCAAAATAAGCGGAAAGCATTCATAATGCTGAGGTCAGTTGTTCATAAAGCAGTAAAAAGAGAAAAAACAAAGAAACAAGGAAGGTTGTATTCTTTGAGGAAGGTTGTAGTTTTTAAATTGTAAAAAGAAGGTTGTTGTTTCTTAAAAATTTGCTGATCTGGGTCGATTTTAGTTAAGTTATTGATTTAATTGAGGTTATTGCTACCGTAGTGAGTATAACCTTGCCAAGGTTGAGGTCGCGAGTTCGAACCTCGTTTCCCGCTCCAATTCAATTTTCATCAATAATATCAATTAGTTACGGGCTTTGTACCGAGTACAACCTTCCTAAAAAGATTTCTCCTAGTGAAATTCACTAATCGATTCCTCAAAAAATCCAAGGTTGTGTTCAAGGAAGGTTGTTGTTTTTCCAACCTAATTTTCACTGCAAAAGTACCGCATCTAATCTACCTACAATTTCCCTTTTTTTAGCAGTATTAACGTGAGCATATCTCGTCACACTCTTCAAATCTTTCCACCCCCCAGCTTCTTTGATTTGATAAATATCAACTCCATCTTTTGCTAACAAAGTGGCAAATGTATGTCGAAGAGTGTGTGGAGTTATATTTTTTTTAACACCACTATTTTGAACTGCTTTTTTCCAGCGTTTATTTCCTAATGAAGTTGCCTGTAAGGGCTTTCCATTATCCTGAACAAAAACATATTCAATCTTACCTCTCAAATAGGGACGAGATTGCTCAATGCGCTCTTTCCTGTCCCACATTCTTTTTAAAACATTTTGAGCAGATGTACCTATGCCTAAAACATTTGGTTCGGCATTTTTCATCTCATCGCTTGATTGAGTCCACTCTTTTAAATCATCAGATAGAGAAGACCATTTCAAGTTAATAACATTAGCTTTTCTCTGTCCTGTTAATGTTAAGAACTCAGCAATGTTTGCTCTTAATGTATCAAGTTGTCCTATAAATTTTTTCAATTCATTAGGCTCAAGGTAAGTTTCTTTTCCTTTTACTTGTTTAGTTTTTATTTGAATTCTAGTACTAGATAAACCGCTCTCTAAACCAAAATTCATAATAGCGTTGAAAGTTGAGATATACCTTTGAATTGTAGACTCAGAAAGACCTAATGAATTTTTAAGGTATTTTTTAAACTCGTGAGCATCTCGTCTTTCAAGCTCACTGAATTTTTTATTACCAAAATAATTGGTAATGATATTACACCTATGAATTTCATTAGGATGTTTTCTCTGCCTTTCATTCTTTGAAGGCTCTTCCAACCAATCGTCCGCTATTTCACGAATTGAGTTTTCCATACATAATCTCCATGTAAAAAACCCAGATCAGCCCATGAAACATAACAGATCATGGGCGATCTGGAAAGTGCTGATAAAGCTATCAGCTTTCGGGGGTAAAACTTAGTTAACAGTACCCGTTTCTACCTCGATCTCTTCCTCTGTCTCAATCGGATCGGGCAGCAATTTTCTTGCATCATTTGCTTGTTGTTCAATACCCATCCTCGCCATACCGAGAAGCACTGAAAACAGCTCAATCGCTTGATTACTTACTTGCACAGATCCAAGAAGTTCCATGCAGTTTTTTGAAAGATCAGACCTATGGTATGACTTGCCATCAATTATCAATATGTCCTGACCTTCATCTTTGCCATTACTTTTAGTCACGTTTTTTTCCTCGCTTCATTTCTAACAAATTTATATTGTTTAGGCGCAGATATAGATAGTTTTACCTGAGGTATCATCTTCTCAGCCCGATCTCCTCTGCCACAATGTTCACAGTATGAATTTTTAGGAGTCCAATGCTCTCCAATCCCTAACATCTGAACCACAACATTTGGTTCTAATTGAATCGGCACGGGATCATTCACCGATAAAATTCTTTCTACAACTCCATCAACACTGGCTATATTTGCGATGCAATCTTGGTAATACTTGGTATTCCTAACCCGTCTAATCCATATTTTGTGAGCGTATGAACTTTCAAGATCGTTAACATTTAGATTGCGACCACCATATAAGACACTATTAACAGGTCGTGTAATTCTTAATGGCATTCATATCGTCCTCACAAATGTCATTACATCCATGTAAAAAATTAAACCTAAAATGGAATGTCATCATCAAAATCACTGACAGGATTTTGTTTTGCTTCCACTGGTGGAGCCGTTTTTGCTTCTACTGGAGGCAAAGAATTTTTGTAGTTTTTAAAACTAGGCACTTCTCCACCGACCCATAAATCACCGATCTTCAACATTGGAGTTCCATCTAATTGCTTTGCAATTTTTCCTTTCCAGTTGATTCGGTCTTGATCCATCTTCAAGGCAAACGACAAGTAATCGACTAATTGCTGGTCAATTTTAATGAAGCCATCATAGTCGTGACATTGATCATCTGTAGCCCATGTCTGACCCGTTTCCCTCAAACCTTTGAGTCTTGTTAATTCTTTTTGCCTTTTCTCTTCTGTAAGTTTATACAACCTTGCGTTACCCGCATGTACTTCAAAACTACTCATAAAATATCTCCATATTTAATTGAAACTTGTCTAGTTCCATTGGGTCTTCTAAAGTCCTCAAGTGACTTTTCTTGCTTTAATAAAAGAGCCTCACCATTTATTTCACTAAAGGCTCTTCTAAAATCGATAGGTGCTTTTTTATGCAATATTTGAACGACTGTTTCGTGATTGCCAACACTTTGACCGTACTTGTCAGCAATAAGATTTTTTAATTCGTTAGATCGTTTTTCTAAATCAGAAAGCTCAACAAACATATCATCATGTTCAAGTTTGATGTCAGCTATTTTTCTCTGTATTTTTGTTAACTTGATGATTGCCTCATCATCCTTAACATATTCATAATCTTTGGCTGTTTTTTTAGGCTGTAAGTGTTTCTCTCTTCTTTCAGCATCATTAAATTCATCTTGAATAAAATCATAAGCTGCTCTGTATAAATCGATTCTTTCAATCAAACCTTCTTTTGGATGAGGCAATAAACGAGCAGATACTTTTTCATGTAACCAATCCTCGGTTCTTTCAACTGTCTCAAGAATGACATGAGGATCATCTGTAGGCTTTTTGACTTTGTAACAAAGAAAATACATCTTATCTAAATCAGCGACTTCCATAATCGTTCTGCATTGCATCTCGTAATATTCTTTTGCAAAGACGGAGTAGGGTTCTTTAGCGTAGTAAGGGCACTTAATTTCTATACCCGCATCAATACCCACTAATCCATCTGGAGATGCCGCCAAAAAAGGATATTTGTCATGGACAATTAAGCCTGTTTCAAAAACTTTCTTCCCTGTTCTTTTTTCAAAATAATCTCGTGCTACAGGTTCAAGCCTTGTGCCGTGCTCTACGGCTTCATTGGTAACGAACTCATCATCCTCTTCTGCTAAAGCCCTTACTTTCTTTCTGACTAGATCATCAAAAGATTCAAATTGATTTTTTCTTTCAATAACTGATGTTTCGGTTGCTGTGATCTTAGATGCTCTAGCTTTACGCCACTCAACAGATCCTTGCTCTAGTCCCGCAAATGGTTGTGACTCTGACATTAGGCAACCTTTGCTTCAGGAGAAGTAAATCCTTTGTTTGCAATAAACTTAATGAATCTATCTTCTTGATAATCTTTAAACCCACGATTCCTTAGCGCTCTTTTAAATCTGTCATATATTCTTTTTGATGCGTCATAATTTTCTGCATCATTTATACCGCTTTCATACCAGATTTCATCGATCTGCTCTTCGACAGTCATCTCTTCTTTTTGTGGAACAGGCTCGTTATTTGAAGTTGTTTCTTCATCGTCGATGACATCAATCTCCTCATAGTTTCTTAAATTCAGACCGAACTCAGCCATTGTCGCAACACGACATCTTTGCTTTGCAGTGTGTATTTCAGTTGAGGAAGGATTCTTAATTGATTCCCAATTACTATGAATAGGGTAGGAGCGATGCACTGTCTTACCGCATACGGTCATTCTGATTCTTACTTCGGCTGTACCGTTTCGGTAATAATGACACTCACAACCATCTACATCCCTCTCAAACTCCCAAGAGTAATTAGGATCAATATCTTGCATCAAACGATGAGCCGTTGACCAAGGTAACGTCAATATTGTTTTACCGTCTTTTGTGGGTTTATCTGTCTCTTTTAAGAATTGAGAGACATCTGTTTCATAGATTGCTTGAAACGTAGATTTTTCGGCAGACATAAACAACCTCCATGTAAACACATAGAAGCAGTTTAACAGTTTAAATTATAAAATCAATATATACAGTAACTTATTATCTATAGAGTAACATATAAGGAAATCTTCAAATTTACTTTTTCAAAAAAGAAACCATTGCGTGTAGGAAATCTTTTGCAGCATCCCAATCAACACTTAGCATTGAATATACTTCCTTGTACTGAGTATCACTTAATTCAAAATTATGCTCTTTTTCCCATTTCCTTATATATAAGCCAATAAAAGATTGTTTGCCTACCTTTTCTATCTCAGGATTTGGAACACCATAAACCCATAAATAGGGACACATAGAGTAAACTTTGCAGAATTTAAGGGCTGTCGGCATATCTTGCGGCAATGATCCTTGAAGCCATCCTTGCACTGTGGCGGGGGATGCATTCATATCTTTTCTTATTTTAGTGGCTCTTCCATATTGGGGAACGCCATTGTTTGTCAAAATCTTATCGAGGATTTTTGCCCTTTCCTCTTTCGATAACTTTTCCATGTTCTATTTTTATCCTCAGTTTTTCCCGTTAGTTATTGTCTTTTAAGGTTTGTTTATCATCTTAAAAATACAAAATCAAGAAATTTTTCACATATTATTTTACTCGCTATATTTTTCCATATTTGCAAAATGTTTCTGTGTAGATCATAATTTACTTCATAGATATTCATGGAGTGAATCTTGATATACCGCCCAGCTTCCAAAGAAAATAATTATACGGTTATTCCAAACCGTCTTTTACGTGGTGGATCAACTCCTCCAAGTCAGCCAAGGGAGGACGGTCTTTCGCCAGAATCTTTGGGGGTGCTAGTATATCTTTTATCACATAAAAGTGAATGGAATATTACCAATATTCAGCTTTCTAAATTTTTTAAAATCACCCAAGAAAAAGTTACCAAAATTACTCGTGAATTAGAACAATCAGGATACGCTCAACGGTCTGTCAATCGAAATGGTGGAAAGGTAAAAAGTTGGGATTGGATAATCACAGATGAAAGAAATAATTTTGATAAAGAAGAAGTAAAACCTGTGGGCGGTATGCCTAAATCAAGGAAAAGCCAGATCAAGGAAAAGCCAGATCTGGCAAAAGAGGGCACTAAGAATACTATTGATAAAAGAAATACTATTAATAAAGAAAAGCCTGAACCCTCTATTTTTAAAAATTTTCTTGAAAATCCACCTTCTTCGATATCGTCTGATGCATGGGTGCTTTGGTGGAACTATAAAAATATAAACAGAATTCCCGCTAAGTCTGTTGTTACTCGCACAGTTAATTTAATGAAGCAAATAAACAAAACTCACAATCTCAAGGATTGCATTTTGTTAACTATTGATCATGGGTGGAAGGGCTTACCAGTTGATAACGATGGAAATATTTATCAGATATGCAATCAATTTAAAAAAAACACACTACATTTGGTGAAATAACATGGATGTTAAGGAACTTAAAATGAGGCTTGCTCCTCATGTATCAACATTACTTCGGGAGTTTTATCCTGAAGGAAGGATAGAAGGTGGTAATTTTAAAATCGGATCGGTTCAAGGCGAGAAAGGCAGAAGTATGTCAGTATTTTTAAGTGGTGATCAAGTGGGTCAATGGGTTGATTTTGCTACTGGTGAAACTGGTGATGTTCTTGATTTGATATGCTCAAAAGAATCTTTGTCTATTGTTGAGGCAATGAATTGGGTAAAAAAGCGATTCGGTCTTACAGAAAAGGTTCAGAAAAAAATCAAAAATATCGGGGGAAAAAAATATAACACCCCAACACTGCCACCTAAAGATACAGAAATGATACATGAATATCTAAAGGGTAGAGCATTCAAGAATACAGATGATGTTTTAAATAACTCTGGTATCTATGAAACAAAACTAGATGCGTTGGATAGGGCAGTCGTCTTTCCATATTACTCAGCTGACAATCAGCTAACCTTTATCAAAATAAAGCCAATCACAGGCGAGGCATCACCCTTCACTCAAAAAGCATTGAAGCCTATTTTATTCGGATGGAAAACTATTGATGACAGGGCAAGAGATTTAATTATTGTTGAGGGTGAGTTCGATCAGGTTATGGCGAATGAGTTAAGTTTTAACGCATTGAGTGTTCCTATGGGAGCGCAAAATCTTAATTGGATTGAACATGAAATGCCTAACCTAGAAAGATTTGACCGCATTCTAATTTGTTCTGATATGGATGAGGCGGGAGATGATATGTGGAGAAAGGTAAGTAAACGACTTGGAGAGAAATGTTTCCGCGTTGAAATCCCTTGTAAAGATATCAACGACCTCGTTAAAAAATATGGTTACGAGAAGAGCAAATTAATTTTAGATCAAGCAATCGAATCGGCTATCTACAAAGACCCGCCAACCCTCAGAAACATCAGTGAATTTAAAGAAGAGATTGATCAATACTTTGCATTTGATGAAAAGGATAAAAATGGATTCGGTTTTGGTTGGACTAAATTAGATGAAGAAGATATTACTCTGAGAACCCATGAACTCGTTACGGTAAGTGGGGCTAATGGTCATGGTAAGTCTATGTGGTTATCTCAAGTTTGTTTGAATGCGATACATCAAGGACAGAAAGTTTTAGTTGGATCGTTTGAAATGATTCCGAGTCAGACAGCGGGACGGATGATGAAGCAAGCAGCTGGAGTATTCAATCCAACAACAGAATACAGGGATGCATTGCTTGAGTGGTTGTTACCTAACTTTTGGTTGTATGTGGATACATTGACTCCGAAACCAAAAGACTTGTTAGCGTGTTTCGAATATGCCTATAGACGATACGGTATAAACGTCTTTGTTGTTGATTCGTTGACAAACATTGTTAGACAAGATGATTACGGAGCACAGCAAGAGTTCATTGAGTCTCTTGTTCAGTTTAAATTAAATTTTCCTGTCACAGTTTTTCTTGTTACGCATGTTCGAAAAGGTGAAACAGAAAACTCAAGAACTGGAAAATATGATGTTAAGGGCAGTGGATCGATTACTGATCTTGCAGATAGTTGTATTTCAGTTTGGAAAAACAAAAAGAAACTAGAGCATATCCAGTATCAGAGTATGTTGGGAGAGGAACCTGATCCTGATGTATTGAATCAATGGGATATCTATATAGGGGTAATGAAAAATAGGTCTGGTCAGTTTGAGGGATCAGTTGGTTTTGAATTTAAGCCTGACTGCTTTCAGTACGTTCAATCTCGTGGTGAGCCTGTTAGGAAATACATAGATTTTGATATTAACCATGCACGATAAAGAAGAAGAGTTAGCTAACAATTTAAGAAAAGCGGGAAAGATGGTTCAGCAAGCACAGGTACAGATACACACTGCTGAAGCCAACTTAAAAAGAGAGATTGCTGTGCAAAAAGTTATTGCGGGTGAACAAAGAAATCTCAAGTCAAATGCTGCTCAAGATCGATGGGCTGATGAACAAGAATCAGTCTATCAAGCAAGGATAGATTTAGGTATTGCAAAAGGTAATCTTGAAGCCGCTCGGTGCGAGGTTATGGCAGTTGAGGCTGAGTTCAAAATATGGCAGAGCAAGCAAGCAGATTTAAGATTTGAAAGGAGAGTTTACGGAGGGTGAAATCACGCAGTCCGACTAAAGTTGAGACTGCATGGATGGCTAAGTTAACAGAACTAGGATGCTGTGTTTGTTGGCGTGAGTACGATGTCTTTACGCCAACAGAGATTCATCATTTAGACGGTAAGACTAAGCCAGAGGCTCATCTTAAAACAATAGGATTATGTTACAGACATCACAGAGAGGGAGTTAACAATGATAGATACGTCAGCAGACACCCATTCAAAAGAGAGTTCGAAAAAAGATACGGAACAGAGTCAAGTCTTCTCGACTGGACAAGACAGCGAATTGGACAATGACATTGTTTATGACTTAGTAGCTCGACCCAGACATTACAATCAGGGTGACATTGAGTGCATTGATTACATTAAAGATAGGCTAGGTAAAGACTTTAAGAATTACTTGTTTGGGTCAATCATAAAATATATTCATCGACACCCATACAAAGGCAATCCAGTTGAAGATTTACGCAAAGCAAAGTGGTACTTGCATCGCTTGATCGAGGAGCATTCAAATGACAAATAGTAGAACAAAAGGTCATTCGTTTGAGAGAGAGATAGTAAATCTATTCAAAGATGAACTAGGTTATTGCAAAAGAAACCTTGATCAATATGCCGAAAAGGATCATGGCGATATTATACTTCATCCATTTTGTGTTGAGTGTAAACGATATGCTTCAGGTCATTGGCACAAAGAAGACTGGTGGAATCAAGTTTTAAAATCTGCGGGAAATAAATATATTCCCCTCCTTGTATATAGATTTGATCGTCAACCAACTAAGTTTGTTTTCCCTTTATATGTAGTAGGGGATTTTATCAGGAGAGATAACGAAACATTTACAGTATGCACTAGAGAAGCCATGCTGATAATGCGAGAAGTTATCAGTGAAGCCAGCTAAATTGAGAAATATTGTTGAACAAGCAGCTGACCGTATATTTTACCCTGAGATCGAGGGGTATTTAGATAAGCATTTAGATAAACAATTTCACCCTCTAGCAAAGGGTATGCTTCAGTATTTTTTAGTAAACAAAATCATGGATTTGAACTCAAGAGAAGAGAGAAAACGTGCGCTCGATTTGCTACCAGAAGATGATGAAGTTCCTCATTTAAAGGGGTTTGTTAAGTACACGATTCTTCGACTTTGGAGTGCCAGAAATGTCAAGACAAATGTACGAGACAAAAGAAGATTTACAAAGAGAAAATCTTATCATAGAAACAGTAGCCGACAAATGGCATTGTAAGTATATCAAATTACCGATTCAGTATAGATTAGATTTTGCTTTGATTAGGGATAATAAATTAAAAGCATTGAGTGAGATAAGAGTTAGAAATTTTAGTAGTGATAAATATGAAACTATTATTGTTTCGACTATGAAAAGATTGACAGCGAGATCATTATCAAGAGAGTTGCTTGTCCCTAGTTTTTTTATTGTGAAGTTTGATGACTTAATAAAATATATAGACTTCGATGAGTCACCTGATTCTTTTGAAGTTGGTGGAAGAATAGGAAACACCAGACGGGATGCGGATGACGTTGAGATTGTTTGTCATTATAAAATTGATAGGCTGAAACCACTTTGATATTATGTAGCTTCTGGGCGATAGGGGATTTATATCCCCTTCAACCCTCCTCAGGATCGCCCAGAACTATAAATAGCTTGATCCTCAAACCATCTACAGCACTCAGCAATCCTGTCACTTGTTTCAAAAGAATAAAGTCTCGTAGATTTTGTCGCGCATGATCGTTTAATTTGATATAAAAACTCGTGCTCGACATAATATTGATCGAATACTTCTCGTTGCTTTTTTGTCGTTAGATGACGATTCAATACCGAGAAAGTAATATCACCGCCATCTATAGACATTGTTAACACTATAGCTATCTTAAATACTCCCGTTTGTTTGAAATTATAAATTGCGAACCCAAATTAAGGGGCAGACTGCACCAAAACAAGGTGCAGATAGTGTTAAGCATCATAAAACTAGACTAAAATTATCTATTTTTTTGACGATCTGCCCCTTCGTTTGGTTCAGAGAATGCCCTCATCTGCCCCCTCGTTTGGGTTACATCTAATATACCAATGAATAGGTGGTTCAAAGTGTTCTATAAACCACTTAGAAACCTTGTAGTTTGGTGATTTACATTGTCCACAATAAATATCCATTTCTGAACTTGCATCTGACAGCTGATAAATATCATCAGATAAACAAGTATCACACAGCCACCCATTCATTCCTCCCACTCCTCATAATTAACTTCAAGTATGTTTGAATGGGTAGTCTCACTTTCAATACTTGTCTCATCGTAATGACCATTGTCTTGAAACCATTCTTTCGCTTGATCAATGGTTCCTTCAAATTCATGAAAGTAATTGACCGTTTCAAGTCTTGTTTCTGTGATAAGAATTGTTTTGCTCATTTCACCACCTCCAACTTTTTAGTTTTCTGACGGGTGTTTTCTACTTTTTCAAATGCATCTTGAACTGCTTCTAATATGATCTCTTCGCATAATTCCATATGACCTTCTGCCTTATAGAACAACGCTGTTGCTAGATTATTTACAAGGAAATATGTCGCTTGTAATGGATCCATCATGCCATGATCTTTATCAACCTCACATTTGTTAGCATACTGATTCATTGAATGAGTCATTAAGTTAAATGCTAGATTGTCATTTTTCGCAAAGTACTGATTTTTATCTTCTTCATTTTTCATAATATCCTCCTCAGGATTTTAGTTTAGTGTCGGAATTAACACTAAAGAACCACCTCAAAAACTCGTGCTCGATTTGATATTCGAGGTGGCTCTATGGTGTCTACTACACACTGCCTTCTTTTTGTAGATAAACGGTTTTCATCATATCTTTGTTGCCGCATTTGGGGCATATTTTGATCACCGTTCCGTCTGTTTTTTCTGGGTAAACATGATCACATTCTAAACAATGAACATTTTGAAATAATTCATAATCATATCCCCAAGTTGGCTTAACTAGCATCACTCACCCCCTTGTTAGCTTCTCGCATCGCTAGTTTGATTGTTAACAGTTCTAACAACGGTTCAGATATAGCCACGTTTTTAAACTCTTTGGGACTTCTAAACCATTCGTTGACTGTATGTATGCTGACACTACAAATAGTCGCGATATCGCCATTTGATAGCTTGTGTTGACGCTTTAAATTTGTCAGCTGTTTTGTTCTATCTTCTTTAGTTGTCATAAAGCCTCCCTTTAGATAGTCCCCATTTCTTAAAGCATTTTTGTTTGCTGACTTCAGGGTCTATAAGCTCTAGCTGTAAAGTTTTCATGCACTTTTGTCTGGCGATTTCATTTCTAACCTTAGCTTTCGTCTTAGAAATTGATCGCTCAACTGTTGGCATGTTAAGAGTGATTGCAATCCTCTCTGCTTCCTCCAAGTGCTGCTTTAAATTTTGCACGTTCATTGTTACCTCCTCAGGTGATAATGATTAAAGTTAATACTGATAAAATAATCGCTCCAATATTGAAGAGCATGTAGGCTTTTCCAGATACTAAGACTCCAACAAATTTTCCGCTGTCATCATGTACTATTTCAAAGTGCTTCATGTTTACCTCCTGACCTTGTTTGTCCATGCGAAACCAGTTTCAACCTCCTGTGGCTTCTCACTCTCAACAATGTCGTTCAGTATTTCATCCTTGATAATTGACGTTTCCGTCCTGTCAAACTTATCCACTAAAACAATGTCACGCTTCTTTAGTTTATAAGTTGTCCAGAACTTAGCGTCTGGTGGGTCAGTCTTCAAATCATATTCAATGACTTGATCAGATGACCTTTTGTATATCATCTTCATAGATACCTCCTCAGGTATTGTTATGGTGCTAAAAATAAACACCAGTAAACCCACTCAAAAGAATGGGCTTAACTGTTGTTTACTCTTCTCCTTCTTTCCAACTATCTGTACAGAAACCTACTGGATAATCTGTCTTTTTAAAATCAAGATCGACTAGCTTTTTCTGAAATGAATCCATAAATGGTTTTATTAAATCTCCCATTTTCTTTAATGCTTCTTCTTCAGTATTTGCTTTAATGTCTATTGAAAGATCAATGCATGGATAACAACAAAAAAAGCCTTCATATTCCTCAGCAAAATTCCAATTACAACTTAACTCCATAAAGCCAAGATCAAGTAATTGAGAATATAGGTCACTTTGATAGTCTCCAATTAAGGATTCAAATTTCATTAAGGCTTCGTCTTCATCATCCGCTTCAATTTCCAAATAGTAATTAACATTAGGAACGCACCTCCAAATAAACTCTGGTCTGTAATTTTCTATTTGATATTTTATTTTGCCTGTATTAAAAGAAACCACCCCATTAACATCTATAAGTTGGTTGGCTCTACTTAATGCTTTTTCTCGTGTATCTGCTTCTATAATTTGTTCTATAGTTGCAATCACTTTAAATTTACTCATTATCATTCCTCCTCCTCTTCAAGTCCCCAAGTTTCGATTTTTATACTCAGTCCTCCATCATTTTTTTCAAAATCATATGACCAATCACAACCAAAAAAATCGGCTAACACTTGCTCCAAGTTATTAAGGAAATCAGATTCAATTTTACGATCCATAATTAATCACCCCACCAGTTTATTAAACTTGGTTTATCTCCCGCTCTCCATCTCTCGCCATCTTCAGTTGGTAGATAACCGAATCTTTCAACTCTTCGTGCTTTTGCCATATAAAATATGAATTTTTCCTCAGCTTCAGATGCTGATAACTCGCCATCTTCATAGAGGCATTCATCACATAAATAACCATTTAAATCGTTATAAATTTGATCAGCTTCTTCCTGACTGCTTGGTGAAATGTGATGCTCTCTCAAAGAGTACATTCCTTTTGAGTCTCTATATGTGTAATAAATGGAATCACCACTTATTATTTTTGCTTTTTTACTGCTCATGTTTACCTCCTCAGGTAATAGTTTGTTTAGGTCTAGCGACTCCCCAAAGTAGGGGAGTTTCGGACATTCCTCAATGTCCATCATCAGGCTAGTCATTTTTGTTTTGTCTCAAATATTCAGAGTTTGAAGCAAAGTTTTCAAAGTAATTTTGAATGCTTGAAAATGTGCAACCTCTCTCAAAATGCTTGAAGCAATTCTTAGATTGTAAATAATCGTTGATTGCATTGTGAGCATCGTCCAAATGCTTCTCAGCTTGATATAATTCTGGGTCATTTCTGAACTGCTCCATCTGACCCGAAACAAAGTAGATCGCATCATAAAGAGTAATCAAGTGGTCGGCTTTTCTCTGATCAATTTTTAAAGGGAATCCCGCAAGTTTTACCTTGTTATTCATTGTGTCCCCTCCTGCACGATATCATCGAGCTTGTCGATATTATAAAAAAGGTTGTCTATTAAATCGCCTATAGTGTCCTCATTATGTGTTGCTCCATGAACTCGGTTAAAATGAGTTAAGTTGTTTTCTTCCAGAGTTCTTTTTAAATCAACTGCATCAAAATACATTTCTGCAATCATGTTTGGGTCTAATTCTATAGTTTTCATTCACGCCACCTCCCTTGTGAAATCGCATGGAATCTCAATAAACTGAATGTTCTTGATCACTTTTTTAGGTGCATCAGTCCACCTCCATTTGACCCGCCATCCTAGATCAATTAAGACTGGAATCTTTCTTTGATTGTGTATGAAGTTCATTTTCTTTTTCATCTTTTAACCTCCTCAGGTTAGTAGTTTTCCAAGACACCCCGTAGGGTGTTTCGATCAGTGACTATCTGATCTCATCAGTTGGAATTAATTCCAGAAGTAATGTCCATCGCACTCCGAAAGATTATTTATAGATTGATCGTACCCGTATGATTCGTAATCAAAGTAATTTGCCAAATGTTCTGGGATATCGATTGCGCCTAGCTCGTGAACAAAATGCTCACCTAGTTCTTTAGGATCTCTGAAATAACCAAGATAATTTTCCTCAATGTCCTCTAAAGTCAAACCATTATTTAAACCCGCTTCAAAAATTTCTTTATCCAAATAAGATCTGTTAAGTACATCTCGATATTCGAAAAACTCTGGGTTTAACTGGTATTCACCTACATAGTTTGTCGGTATGTCTTCAGAATCACAGACGATCCATTCTTCTCTGATCTCACCATCATTTTTTAATTTTGTTATAGACTTCAACCAATCTGATATTTGCTGTAAATGCTCATCGTGATCTACTTCATCAAGTTGAAATGTTTTGCTTATCAAAGTACTGCCGACATAATCGGACAATGAGTAATAAGTTATATTTGCCATTTTTATTCCCCCCAAATATCTTTATCTAAAAGTTGATTTGATAGAGGGCAATGTTCAACGTGCTTTCTCGCCAATGTAAGCGCTTCTGGCAAGTGTTTCGCGACTAGCTTAATGTTTTCACTATCGCACCTAGTTATAGCGCAATATAGCTTCCCAATGGCTTCG